AAAAGCGATCGAGTTGCAAGAGACATCAACGTTTATTATTATTACAAGATGCTTCTGCTCAAAAAAGAGATTTCTCTTATTAGCGTTGCGGAAGATTTTGGGAAAATGGGAGTTTTTTCTACAATGCTTGAAGCATTTACCCTTTGCTGTGCTCAAATGGAGCGTGAGAACATCGCGAAAAGGACTTCTAGCGGCAGAGCCATTAAGGCTGCAAGTGGCGGCTATAGTGGTGGCAAGGCTCCTATGGGGTACGAGGTTAAGGATGGTGAACTTTCAATCAAAGAAGATGAAGCGATAATTGTTCGGCGTGCTTTTGAATTGCGTGATGCTGGCAATACAATTCGTGGCGTAGCAGACAGATTGAATGAAGAAGGCTACTGCGGCAGAAACGGAAAGCCGTTTACCTCTAGCACAATTCAATCTATCCTTGGGAACAGAAAGACTTATGAGGGCTATTACCGCTACGGAAAAAATGATGAATGGGTAAAAGGAAAGCAGGAACCTATTTTGTAAAAAATACGGAGGATATTTTTATGATTGAAAAGAAGGTTGAAGATTCAACTGCTTGCAATGCGTTTATGAAGAACGCAACTGCTGTAATTCTTGAGTATGTGCTTGAAGTTGGAATTGATAAAGCCGTTGAAGATTGCGTTAAAGATAGTGAAATTGTTCGTTGCTTTCCTCATCTTGAATCCTATGCAAAGGAACACGGATTTATCTAACCCGCCAGACATGGTATCGGATTGCTGAACAGAACAGATGACAGTGTTCGTGAACTAGAATAAAACCGAATGAGAAAGGAAAAGCGACATGAAAACCGTAAAATTGTCAGAACAGAGTTTGAAACTGATTGAAACGTTGTGCGATTACACCGACAAGCCCGATATTCTCAATGCCATCGCAGACGCTTTGTACTATGATGCAGACGAGTTGAAGCGCAGGCTCAATCAGCTTGCGGAAGAAGTCAAATAAACTGTGCAACCCATTTATTAAGATGGATTTTAGCAAATAATTTTCTGAAATGAAATTATAAAACCGAATATTTGATTTTTGTGCAGTTGTAGGCACTCTTTACATTTTTAGGTAGGGGGTGCCTATTTTTTTATGCAGCCAAAACAGTGTATCGCCATCATCGACAGCATCAAAGCGTATGCAAAGCAGAATCCGACCGAAGCGCAGGTCTATGAGGACTGGTTTCAGGCGGTGGTGAACCTGAGAGATGCCCTGCCGCAGGACAAGCGGTTCGATGCCTACAAATACTCTGGTGAGCTGCGCTCTGTCTGTGCAGCCATGATGGGTAAGATGAAAACAGGCGAGGACGTGGCGAAGGTCTATGACATTATCGGTCGGACATACCTGTTTGAAGCAAAAGATGTGTTCGACAGCTATTGCATCTACCTTGAATGGAACCGTGCGCCGGAGAAGAAGTTCTACCAACCGAGAAGAAGGGTTCTGCACATACTTGCAAGCGACCTGCAAGACCTTTTTTATCATAACATCGATTTTTTAGGAGTGTCGATGCCGCCGCGTTCTGGAAAGTCCAGCTTGTGTATCTTCTTTATCACATGGCTGATGGGTAACCGTCCTGACGTTGCATCTGTTATGAGCGGGCATTCCGACAAGCTGACCAATGGCTTCTACGGCGAAGTATTGTCCATCATCACTGACCCTGTGACCTACAACTGGGGCAAAATCTTCCCTGACGTTCAGCTTGTGGACAAAAGTGCAAAGGACGAAAGCGTTGACCTGAACCGAAAGAAGCGTTTTCCAACCCTGACCTGTCGCTCTATCGGCGGCACGTTGACTGGTGCTGTTGAAATCGGCGAGGGCGGCGTTCTGTACAGTGATGACTTGATCGAGGACTTGGAGGAAAGTCTGAACGTTGAGCGTCTGAACAACAAGTACGATGCCTATTTGAACCAGCTGAAAGACCGCAAAAAGCAAGGCGCATTAGAGCTGATGGTCGGTACACGTTGGAACGTGCTTGACCCTCTGGGACGCATCCAGAACCAGTATGCAGACAACCCAAAGTACCGATTCCGGGTGATTCCTGCGGTGGATGAAAACGGACACAGCAACTTCAACTATGACTACGGTGTGGGCTTTGACGATGCCTACTATGCTGACATGAAAGCCAGCATTGACGATGCAACATGGTGGGCAAAGTACATGGGCAAGCCCTATGTGCGTGAAGGTCTGCTGTTCCCTGCTGATGAGCTGCGATACTTTAACGGCGTTCTTCCTGATGGTGAGCCCGATCGGAAGCTCATGGTCATGGATATTGCATGGGGCGGCGGTGACTTTACCGCCTGTCCTATCGCCTATGTGTACGGAGACGCCGTGTTCATCCCTGATCTCGTGTTCAATAACGGCGATAAGACCGTGACCAGACCGGAAGTCGTGGGCAAAATCATCCAGCATAAAATCAATGTGGTGCGCGGAGAAGCCAACAACGGCGGTGACGAATATTGTGACGTGGTAGACAGCCAGCTCCGGCAGCAAGGTTATCATTGCTCTGTTCGTAGCCAGCGTGCGCCAAGTGGTCAAAGCAAGCTATCAAGAATCATCCAGTATGCGCCGGACATTAAGCGGTTCTATTTCCTTGACGAAAAACACCAGTCGAAAGAGTACAAGGCGTTCATGGAACAGGTGACGATGTTCACGCAGCTTGGCAAGGTTCCACACGATGATGCACCGGATAGTCTGGCGCAGCTTGCCGATGAATTGTACAACGGAATCAGTAAAATTGAGCCTGTCAAGAGGCCTTTTTGATTAAGAACACAATATATTGTGTTCGCTGGGTCTATTTATTTGATTTCACCACTTGACAAGGCTTATAATGTACGTAGGAAGTTTTGCAGCTTCCCTTAAAGGAATAGCTTGCACGGGGGGTTTTGTCATTTTTACTCGCGTGCGTGTCAACAAGCATATTCCTCCTTTTACCGGTGGAGGTTTTCTTGCTCTTTCTCCTTCACCGGACTTTATATGTTGCGTTTCCAATTGTTAGGGGAATGCCAGCCTGTCTCCCCCACGGCTGGCAAGCAACGGTTCGATTCCGTTACGCAGCACAACCAACTACCTAGCTTTGCATGGACTTATTCTCCAAAACCTCCATCGCTATTCCCGGCTCTCGATGTAATGTTTAGGCGTGACATTGCAAAGAGCAGCGGTTAACCAATCAAGCCGGGTTTCTATGTTGCATTAGCTCAGTCAGGCTAGAGCATCCGGCTCATAACCGGACATACATTGGTTCAAATCCATTATGCAGCACCAAAATTGCAGCTTACCCGTTGACTGTCCGTCAAACTGAATGTAAAGGCTGCAATTGTTTTCTTCGGGCGAAGAATAGCACGGCTGGAAGTGCGAACAGTTTCCCAGTAGCTTCTGACAGGTCTGTGCTCAACAGCCTGTTTCCAGAAATCCAACGAAAGGAGCACAGATGGTAGCAAAAGTCAGATGCAAGCGTCCTCGGAAAGACGCAAACGGCAATCCGTGTGATTGCGGACGTTATCTTGGCGAAGTAGAAGGTAAGTTCTCCCTTCTGTGCCCTCTTTGCCATTGGATTACAATTGGAGATTCCAACCTTCCAAAAGATACATGGGTCTCCGTACCAAAGTTTAAGAACTGAATAGCTTTTGAAGCGCAGTTGTAAGCGCAGTGAGATAGACCTTAACAGGTTTGTCTTGCTGCGCTTTTTATTTTGCCGGAAAGGAGGAACGCATGGCTGAGTATCAGATAGTCGTTGACGGCTTTTTGAATAATCCGCTGACCGGACGCAGACCGATTGAAACGCCGGAGACGGAAATCAATCGGGCAAACGTGCTGAAAGTGGTCATGGGCAAGGCAGAGCCTATTCATCTTCTGAACAAGAACGAGATTCGCTTTCTGCACAACTACTACTTGGGTAGTCAGCCTGTCCTCCACCGCACGAAGGAGTACCACGCTGAAATCACTAATCGCATTGTAGAGAACCATGCCAACGAGTGCGTGGGCTTTTACACAGGCTACATGAGCGGCACTCCTTGCTCTTATGTGCGGTCTGAAACAGCAACAGGTGACGGTGAGGAAATCGCTCGGCTGTCCAACGCCTTGCAGTATGAGGGCAAGGATGCGCTTGATCGGCGGCTCTGGCAGTGGATGTTGGAATGCGGACAGGGATACCGCATTGTTCTTCCCGACAAGGGGTACAACGGCAACTACCCGGATGAAACGCCCCTGCTGGTGGATGTTCCAGACCCGGATATGGCGTATGTGATTTACAACTCCGGCATCGGGCATAAGCCTATCGCCAACGTGCTGCACATCCCACGCAATTATCAGAACGATCTAAACGATTTGATTTGCGTGTATACGCCAAACCAGTATTTTGAAATCGACAACGGCAAGGTTACAAAGTCGGAGAACCATTCTCTCGGAATGTTGCCGATGGTCGAATACAAGCTAAACCCGGAGCGGATGGGTCTGTTTGAGCCTGCAATTCCTGTGTTGGATGCCATCAATCTTTTGGAGAGCAATCGTCTCGATGGCGTAGAGCAGTTCATCCAATCCATCATGGTCTTTATTAACTGTCTTGTTGATAAAGAATCGTTGGAAGCTGTTAAGGCTATGGGCGCAATGTCAATTAAGTCTACTTCCGGGCTTGCCGCCGATGTAAAACAGCTTGCAAACGAGCTGAACCAGCAGCAAACGCAGATTTTAATTGATTCCATGTTGAACGTGTACCGCAGTCTGACTGCCATGCCTAGTGCTACTGGCAGCGAGAACGCAACGTCTGACAACGTGGGCGCAGTCATTGTCCGCAACGGCTGGAATCATACCGAAGCAAGGGCGCAGCAGTACGAGAATATGTTCAAGTACGCTGAACGCCAGAGTCTGTCTGTAATGCTGAAAATTCTGCGTGACACGGCTGGTTCTAAGCTTATGGCAAGCGACATCAATATCAAATTGCCACGCCGCCAGTACGATAACCAGCAGAGCAAAGTTCAGATTTTTGCACAGATGATTCAGCAGCCGATTGACCCGCAGCTGGCGTTCACTACGCCGGGTTTGTTCCCTGACCCGCAGGCTGCTTACGAAATGAGCAAGCCCTTCCTGATTGCCGCTGGCAAGCTTGGCGAGGATGGGAAAGCACCGAAATCGCAGGAACAGCCTAAACAGGATGTTACCGACACAAATGTCGGGAACATAGAACGGTCTGACGATTTTGTTGACGCTAACAAAATCGGAACGAATTGAACTTTTTGGGCTTGAAAAGTTTAACTCATTAACAGAAATACCCTGTTTTCGTTAATGAGTACGAAATGAGTTCAATGTTTTTGCCAAATTCAATCGAAATCAATCCGCACAAGCGGGCTGATATATTCCGGCAGGGAAGCCGGGATACAAATTTCGCAGCGTTGCAGGGAAGCAACGGTAAAAAAACGCAGGAGGAAATTAACGATATGAAACTCAATGTGTTGCTTGGTGATGCTTATAAAGAGGGCATGACCGCCGATGAAATCATTTCTGCGCTTGAAAAGGTTGCAGACCCTAACGCAGAGGTCGAGAAGCTGCGCAACGCCGTGACGAAAGCTAACGGCGAAGCTGCAGAGTACAAGAAGCAGCTTAAGGCAAAGCGCACCGATGACGAGAATGCCGCACAGGAACAGGCTGACAAGCTGGCAGAGATGCAGAAGCAGATTGAAGCCCTGACTGCCGACAAGGAGAATCTTGTCAAGGAAAAGACCCTTGCATCCTACCGTGAAAAGTTCGTTGCACAGGGCTATGACGCTGAACTTGCCAACAAGGCTGCGTCTGCACTGGCTGACGGTGACATGGACAAGGTGTTTAAGTTCCAGTCGGAGTTTATGACCGCTCACGACACCGCATACAAGGCTTCCCTGCTGAAGGATATGCCCACACCTCCGGGTGCGGATGGCAATGGCGGCTCTGACAGCGAAGGCGTGGCGTTTGCTAAGAGCCTTGCACAGCAGAACGCAAATACTTCTAAGGCATCGAGCGACGCAATGAGTGCTTTCCATTAACAAGGAGGAAAACATGAAGTTTACCCGAAACACGGTCAACGGAATCAACGATACCATCCTTGCTTCCAATGACTACACCGCCATTCCCTTTACCGTGACCGAAACTGCTGCGGTTAAGGCTGGCTATCCCATGACGCTGGCTGGCAAGAAAGCTGTTGCTGCTGGCGAAACTGGTTCTAAGACCATCAACGCTGACGGCATCCTGCTGTATGACGTTGACCCGGCAGAGAACCCCAATGCTGCCCTGCTGATTCGTGGTGTTATCGACACCAAGAAGGCAGCAGCAAGTTCCAGCTTCACCTTTGACGCTGACGCAATCAAGGCACTCAAGACCGCCGTTCCCGGCATCTTCTGCCGTGACAACATCAGCGTGAACGCTTAATAGGAGGTAAAACAACATGGCACTGAATCTTAAGGAAGTCTTTGCCCCGGCTGCGATTGCCGCCTATTGGACGAATGACCCCACCAATGCGATGCCCTTTGCATCTGACGCACTGTTCCCTGCAAAGAAGAAGGCTGGTCTTGACCTGAAGTGGCTGCGTGGCCACAAGGGCGTTGGCGTGTCTCTGATGCCCAGCGCATTTGACGCAAAGGCTACGTTCCGCACCCGTGAGGGCTTCAAGTTCGACGAGACTGAGATGCCGTTCTTCCGTGAGGGCTACCATCTGGGCGAGAAAGACCGTCAGGAAATCCTGCGCGTTCTGGACAGCAACGACCCCTATGCCCGTGATGTGATGAACCGCCTGTACGATGACACCGCACAGCTTATCACTGGCGCTCGTATCGTTCCTGAGCGCATGATCTGGCAGCTGCTGGCTCCCGCCAATGGCGTTCCTGACATCACCATCAAGGCAAACGGCGTGAACTACACCTACAACTACGACCCGGACGGCACTTGGAAGTCCACCAACTACAAGGAAGTCTCTGTCGCAAAGTCCAAGTGGAACGTTGCTACCGCCACTCCCATTGCTGACCTGAACGCCGCAAAGGACGCTGTTCTGGCAAGCGTTGGCGAGGTCGTGACCGAAGTGTACATGAACACCGCCACCTTCCGCAACATGATTGCTGCGGACGAGGTGAAGAATCGGTTTATGACCGTCACCGCAAAGGCGAACGCCGTTCTGCTGGATGCCGAAGCACGGCAGATTATCGAATCTGCAACCGGTCTGACCATCCATCTGTACGACAAGATGTTCAAGGCAGACCAGTACAGTGCAAGCGAGAAGTATCTGCCCGACGGCATGGTGGTGGTTGCTCCGTCCGGCGCTCTGGGTAGCACTTGGTACGGCACTACTCCTGAGGAAGCCGACCTGCTGTCCGGTCAGTCTGGTGCATCCGTGTCCATCGTAAACACTGGCGTTGCCATCACCACTGAGCTGACCATTCACCCGGTCAACGCCAACGTCTATGCTTCTGAAATCGTCCTGCCGTCCTTTGAGCGCATGGACGCTGTGTACTGCATCAAGGCTTACTAAGGCGAAAGGAGGAAAGCGGCATGGGAGATCAGTATTCCGAAGCGGCAGTCAAGCTGGGGCAGTACATCGCCCCTGCACTTGACCGGGAAATCACGGACGAGGACTACCCACTCTTCGACCTGCTGCTTGATTTTGCCAAAGACAAGATATTTGCGCAGGGCTACCCCTTCGGTAACAGGCCGGACGAGTTGCCCTTGCAATATCAGTCGTTGCAGATACGCATTGCAGCGGAACTGTATAACCACATCGGCGCAAACGGACAGACGAGCTACACCAACAACGGCATTACTCGTGTGTGGGAAAGTTCCGATGTGGCGCAGTCCCTGTTGAATGAAGTGGTTCCGAGAGTAGGTGTTATCGGCTGATGTTCAATGGTAGCCCACTGGATAAGCGCCCGCTGTGGTACTCAAACCCAGTTGGCGAGAAAACGCCTGTTGTGGATGAGTGGGGCAACGAAACCGGCGAGACATCGCAGACGTGGAGTACCCCCGCAAAGCTGATGCTGAACGTCAGCCCCCCTACTGGTTCTGCGGAAGCAAGCCCCTTTGGAGCGTTTACGGATTACAGCTACGTTGTCAGTTCGTCCAGCAAAAAGCACAACGCACCGCTTTATGAAGGCACGCACGTCTGGTTTCAGACAGACGTTTCAAAGCCCTTCAATTACATTGTGGTCAAGGTCGCAGAGCATATCACGGACACGTTGTATGCACTGAAAGAGGTGGCTGCAAGTGAAAATTAAAGTGAGGTTGAGCGATGTCGGACTTCGTGATGCGGAACGTCAGATACAGGCTTACAAAGCCACCCTAAACCAAAAGGCGCAGGAACTTGCAAAGGCTCTGGCTGGCAAAGGGCTCGATGTGGCAAAAGTTCGTTTTGCTAACGCACAGTATGCTGGCAGCAACGATGTTTCTTGCCATGTTGAGCAGAACGGAGCTGCCTGTTTCATTATTGCTGAGGGCAAATCGGTTGCTTTTATCGAGTTTGGCACTGGCGTACATCACAACGGCGGCGTACTTGCTGTGACCAGCAGAATCAATGTGTACAGGCAGATTACTGTTTTCCTCTATCTGCACACACGGAAACTTCTTGACGTTGCTGTCATTGATTTCACCAGTAACGAAGATGCCGGGGACTTGCTTTCGCAATTCCTTAGCAACAGCCGTGAAGATGGAATTGAAATAATCGATCAACTATTCCAAACCTCCCTCCACGTTGCTTCGACCTGAGAAGCCATTTCCTCAACA